AAGGTCGCCAGTGTGGTCTTATTGGTACTGGACAGCATCTGCAGGCTGGCGTTGAAGCCTTCCTCCCACACCGTCATCTGTTGCACCAGGGACGCCTGCTCGTCGATCGACGCCTTGATTTCCTGGTAGCTCTTGACGCCTTTACTGGCGGGTGCAATCAGCAGGTTCGCGGCACTCGATCCCCCGGTCTGGAAGATGCGACCCATTGCTTCAAGCCGCGCTTGCTGCGTCGGCAGCTTGGCCATTGCTTCGCGTAACCGCGTGATGGACGGGTCAAGCCCGATATAATTACCTTTCTTGTCGTAGAAGTTCAGCCCCAGCCGCTCCATATATTTACTGCCGCGCAGGCGCGCGCCTTCCATCGACATGATCACGGCCTTGAGATCGCTTCCTCCTTGTTCGCCCAGCGGCGCTACAGCCTTGAGCGCAGCCAGCGTCGCCTTGAGATCGGTATTGCCGGCCATGTGTGCATTCGCACCGACCTGTTCCAAATTGTGGAACAGTTCAGTGAGCGTCCCGGAGCCGGTGACGGAAGCCTTGGCGATGAGATTCGCTGCACCGGCATATTGATTCGGCTGCAACTGGAAGGCATGGCCGACGTTGGCGATGTTCAGCGCAGTCTGCGACGGATCGGTATGTTGTGTCTCCGCCAACGCCTCCACCGCAAACGCGGCCGCATGCTTGCCTAGGATTGCCTTAAGCGGCACGCCGCCTTGCAACAGCTGTCGCGTCACGTCGGTGATCTCGGCGGCGCCGAACTTCATGTGGCTGGCCACCTGGATAGAGTTCTGGCTGATGCGTGCCATCTGATCGGCCAGCAGCTTGGCCTGCGGATGCGCACCCTGAAGTATCTGCTTAACGCTGAGCAACGATTCCTGCAGATCGCCCGATGCCTTGATCCCCGGCTTGAGCAACTTATCGAAGCCGATCTTCGCGCCGGTAAGCGCCGCCAGACCGCGAGTGAAATGCCCCACCATCGCGTCAAAATCCTTGCGGTTCTGACGGATCACACCCTGAACGCCGCGTCCCCAGCCCTTCACATCGCGCTCACTCTCGTTCAGCCCCGCGCGAAAGCCGTTGGCCTCCAGGTAGAGACGCATCGCCAGATTGAGATCGTCAGCCATCGGTCTTGTGCGTCAGCCGGTCGAGGTGGTGTTTCAAATCCGAATGCGACAGCGCGCAAATCTCGGTGCGCGTCCAGCCGGTCTTTAATCCCAGCAGCAGCACCGCATCGAGCATGGCCGCACGCCGCTGGGTCAGGCTTCCCCCAGCGCGTCCGCCTCGGCTTGCGCGCGCCGGAGAATGGCGTAATCGGAGGGCTTGAGCTTGCCGATCAGCTGCACCGTGAACGGTCCGGTATAGCTGCCGATCTTGACCAGCTGGCGGCACATCAGCGCCGCGTTGAAGGTCAGCGGCTTGTCCGCATCCGCGACCTGCTCGCAATCGAACATATCCTGCGTGGTCAGCTCGCGCAGCTCGAACTCTTTGTGAAGGTCCGGACCGATCTTCAGCCCGTGTTTGAGACTGCCGTTAATGGTCTGCATGTCAGGTCTCGTCGCAGGTGACGGCGGCGAAGGACAGCGAGACATCGCCCTCGTTCTCGGAGAGCTTGGGCGGCTCGGTCAGGAACGCCTGCGACAGCACATAGACGTGACCGCTGTCGGTCTCGAACAGCAGCGTCTCGTCGACGTAATTGGAGAACTGCTCAAGACTGGTATCGGAGTTATGGCTGACGGTGCAATGCACCGTCGGCGCCATGATCTCCTCGGAGTAGCCGTTGACCTGGTTGCTGCCAATGACCGGCGTGCGTTTGACGCCGCCGTAATCCAGCGTCGCCCCGCGCTTGGAGAGCAGCGGAGCGCCGTTGACCTTGAGGGTGACGCGGCCGGTGATCTTGTTGCTCATGGCAGCTAGCTCCTAGCGGATGAAGTCGATTTCGGCGGCCAGCACATCCAGGCCGTTGATCAGGTTGGGCGGCAGCTGCAAGTCGAGCCGGTTGGGGTCGCCGCTGTCGATCGCAGCCTGCAGCTGGCTCTTGAACTGGGTCACCGCATCGCCGCCTTCCACCCAGCCCTGCACCATCCACGTGTCCCGGTACAGCGCGATGCACTCGGACGTTGCCAGGCTCGGCGTCATCACGTTGGCGCCGAGGGTGCCGTCCTGGCCCAGCTTCCAACGGCCGTACTTGGTGGCGAAGCGCACGCGCAGGGTGTAACGCAGGTTGGCCAGGGTGGAGAGCGTGGTGCGGTCGAAATACGCATCGTCCGTCACCGCGTAGCTGTTGGTGCGATAGCTGCTGACCAGGCGCTCGATCTCGACCGTGCCGTCGGACAGCACGCGCAGGGTGGAGAAGCCGGCGCCCAGCAGCTGGTTGCGCTGGGCCAGCGTGCGCCGCCCGGTGTCGGGGATGGACAGCACGCCGGGCAGTGCGAGGGTGTGGCGCGGCCGGCTGGGATCGGGCTCGACCGCATCCACTGCGGCCACGGTCGCTGCGACGACATAGGGCGGCGTCAGCATGTCGCCGCAATCCAATAGGCTTTCCCAGGGCGAATTGTCGACGGTGGCGAGCGCCATCTCGTTGGTGACGGTGTCGTTGACGCCGATGAAGTTGTAGGCATCGATCTGCCGGAGCGGGCCGAAGCGATCGGCCAGCTCCACCTTGAGCGCGGCCAGGTTGGCGGCGTCGGAATACGGCATGACAAAGCTCGGGTACCAGGTCTCACCCAGCGTGGCGTAGACGGCTGCATTCACGGTGGGGTTCAGCGTGCCTTCGACACGCGCGGCAACCGCAACACCCACGCCGGTCGGCAGCGACTCGCCGAAGTAGCGGCTGGTTGAAATGATGATCTTGCCGGCGTCGATGCCGGAGTTGCGCGCGGTGAAGTTGACCTTCGCGGTATTGGTGCCATCGACCACCGCATCCATGTACCGGTCAGAGTCGGCGCTGACGGCAGCCACGAGGTTGGTGGCGATGACGGCAGGCGTATCACCGAGCGTCACGCCGATGGGATAGCGCGTGTCGCCCACATACAGATCGATCTCGCCCGAGGCCGACGCTGGCCCGCTTATCGTTGCCGCGATGCTGCTGGGGACGCTGGTCACGGCATCGGCCAGCGGCAGCAGATAGACCGGGATGAAGCTGGTCACCCCGAACAGCTTTTTCGCCATCTGATGCAGCATCGAGCCGCGTCCGGTGAGCTTGCCCACCTGGTCGGCACCGGTCACTTGCGCCACCGTGCCAGCCGCCGCGGTGCCAGTGGCGAGCATCTGGCCGATCAACAGGATGCCGGGCGGGATCGTCACCACCTGGTTCTGGTTGGCGTTGGCGCTGCTGAACTCGGCGTACTGGCCCGGCACGTACAGATTGACCGGAATGGAAGTGAACGCGATCGTCATGGGTGGAGCGCTCCGGATTAAGCTGAGGGTAGATCGGCTTCGGCGATGGCTGCGGGCGAGCCCGCACTCTGGCCAACGTCAAACGTGCCGTAGAAGGTGAGGAAATCGGCGAGGCTGCTGGTGTCGGGCTGATCCAGCGCCAGCTTCTGCCGCCAGGTGACCGCGCCCAGCGCCACGCCCTGCTTGCCAATGGCGGTGGAAAACAGGTTGCTGAACTTCACGCCCTGGGCGCTGCTGGCGTCGCCGCCGCCGATCGGGAAGGCGCGCACGTAGGCTTTGAGACCGGTGCCCAGCGTCAGCAGCTGCACATCCGGCAGCCCGGCCTTGCCGGTTTTGGTGAGGATGTAGGCGCCCACTTCGACCACGTCGAATAGCTCGGAGAGATCCGCATCGGCAGCGCTGAGCACGGCGACGCGCACGCACGGTGCTTCCATCGAATAGCGCTCGATTTCCTCCAGCGTGAATCGGCCCGGATGCGGCGCGACCTTGACGCCGGCCGGCACGCCGTTCGCCAGATCCAGCACCAGCTGCGCGCGGTACTCTGCGAGCGTCATGGGATGCCCCCATTCGACGCGCGGCCAAACACCCGCGGCGCAGCGCTGATCAACGGATCGCCGCCCTTGATTTCGCCGGTGTCGTCGCCCTGCGGCATCGAGGCGAGGGGCAGTGCCAGGCTGGCCTTGCCGCTGCCGACCCGAATCAGGAAAGCCACTGCATCCTTGTAGCGCTGGCTGATTTCGTTGGTCAGCGCATCGGCGCTGCGTGCCAATCGGTACAGCGAGATGTCGATGCAGATGCGCGTTGCCCAAGGCGGCATCGCCGGTAGCGGCAGGTCGAAGCGCATGCCGATGTAACTGTCCATCTCGTCGCCGGCGGCGGCGATGGCATCCGTCACCGCCAGCGTCTCGGTCGTGTTGAGCGTGCCGTCGCGGTCGCGATCGGCTACCGCGTAGAGCGTGTCCTCGCCTTCCAGGTCGAGGATGTCCTGGAGGACGGCGTAGGGCATCTCAGTCGCATGCCCACTGCAGGATATCGAAGCTGGCCGCGGTGGTGGTTGCGGTCAAGCGCAGCGCGCGGGTCGGTACGCTGCGGTTGGCCTCTGCCGCCGTCGAAGTCGCGGCGATCAGCGACAGCCAGGTGGCAGTGTCCGCGTCGACCAGCGCTTTGCCGCTCACGGTGTACTCGACCGTTGCGGTACCGCTGGCCCCGGGATTGGCGCCGACCGAGACGCGCGCTGCTGCCGGCAGGTCGAGCACGACGGCCTGACCCGCGGCAACTGCGACGCGCCCCTCCCAATAGCGGCCGAGCAGCTGCACGGGTTACTTGCCTTTGCCCTTGCCGGATTCGGACTCGGCATCGGGCACATCGGCTTCCTGCACCACCAGACCGGGATCGGACTTGAGGATTTTGAGCTGCGCCGCCGTGAACGTGCTGGCCGGGTATTCGACCGCGTGATCCGGGTGTGCCATGCCACAGCGACGGTAGCCGTTGCGCTTGGCGGTGATGATGATGATCTGGGCCATGTGATGGGTCTCGGTGATGTGGATTAAGGCAGCCAGGGCGTGACGAGCAGCTTGGCGGTGTCCAGGTAGATGTTGGTGGCACCGGCGGCGTTGCGCTGCGCCTTGAGCACTTCCAGGGCAGCGCCCTCATTGCTCGGCCCGCACACCAGCAGCGCGGGGCGGATGCCCAGCGGACGGCCTTCATCGGACTTGAACGCCATCATCGCTTGACGCGCGGCGGCGTAATTGGCGGTGGTCAGATCGGCCTGAGAGCCATACGCCTGCTGCCAAAACCCGTAACCGCCGGCGACACGCGCATCCACGCCGTACAGGAACTTGTCCGTCATGAACACTTTTTCGTCGTTCAGATCGAACACACCGCGCATGTCGTACTCACGCCGCATCTGGAAGATGAACGGCTTGAGCGCGCGGGTGGGATCGAGCAAAAACCACGGTGTGCTGGCGCCGGCCTGCGTGTTGCTGACGCTGGTCACGCCGCCGGCAGCGCCCGGCAGCCCCACCGGATGATCGGCATCGAAGAACGGCTGGCCGTCGTAGCAGAGATTGGCGAAACCGTTGCTCAGCAATGGAAACACGATCTGATTGGGATGCGTCGCCGCCGCGTAGCCCATCTCCTGGAACATCGGCTTGTAGACGCCGTAGGTGTCGTCCTCGATGTTGTCGCGATCGACTTCGACCGTGCTCTCGAACTTGAGGTTCTTGATGCGATAGTCGTGAGAGGCCATCGCCGAAATCTGGCGGTCACCCACCCACTCGCGGAGCTGCGGGAACTGCCCCAGCCACGCGTAATGCTCTTCGGTGGTGGTGCTGGGCACCGACTGTGCCACCGAGCCCCAGTCCTGCGGCGCGTCGCGAAACCCCTGCTGGAAGGCGGCGTTGAAGCTGACAAACAGGTCGCTGAGACTGCCTCGATTGATGATCATGTGTGCGTCCTCGATTGCGATTGCGGCGGCTTAGTAGCCGGTACCGGTGACCAGGCCGACCGCGACCCAGACGCCATCGGCGTCCACGTCGTCGATCACGCCGGCAACCGAGCGGGTGCTGGTGGCGGAAGATGACGACACCGTGTTGTCGTCAACGATGTAGGCGGATTTGCCAATGAACGCACGCGTCACGTCGCCCGCGTTGTTGTTGAAGCGGAACACGCCGGTGACGGTTTCGGCGGTCACTGCGCCAGCAGCACCGCCCGTGTTGTCCACGTCCGCCTGCACCACACCGCGAGCGGTGAGGCCGGTAGCGGCAGTGCCGGGCGCCAGGTTGCCGGAGGCGTCCAGCACCGCCAACGCGCCGACGTAAAGAATTGCGGAGGCCGCAACCGGGTCGCTGTGAGCAGCGCCGACGCGGCGGGCGGTAATGCGATCAGCAGTGAGAGCAGTCATGTGTCAGTCCTTGATGGGTGGGTTGCGATCGGGCCGCGAGCGCCTTGGCGCTGTCGGCGTAATCCGCTTCAGAGATGCCCATGCGCTTGCACAGCGCGACCTGCGCGGTGGTGAGCGCGCCCTGGGCGGCCGATTCGGGTTTGCCGTTGCGGTGCTGGTCGTCGGCGACGATCACCGGTGCGGCCGCGATAAACGCCCGGAACTTCTCCAGGCCGCCAGCCGAACTGCAGGTGGCGATGTAGAAGTCCTTGGTGGCCGGCGTGATCTTGCCGGCCTTCATCGCCGCGACGACCTCGCGATCAGCCTCCGCATCCAGCGCCTGGCGGGTGTTGGTGGCGATGCTCGTTTCGGCCGTCTCCGCGCGGGTTTTCACCGCGTCGAAGTCGGCGCGCGGCACGTACAGGTTCAGGTCAGGCGTGTCTGTGCGCTTGTTCAGCGCGGTCTGCAAATCACCCTTGAGCTGGGTGACCGCGTTGAGTGCCACCTCCTCGGTGACATCTTTCTGGAGGCCGAGCGCGGCCAGCAACTTTTCGAGCATGACGGTTTCCTCGTCGGGGTCTTCAGTGCGCTGGTTGAGCGCGAGATCAAAATTGGGATCGTTCACCAGGCCAACGCTGCGGATGCCCACGATGTCACCGGCCTTGTTCACGGCCAGTGCGGGCGACAGATAGCGATAGTCCTTGTTGCGCACGGCGTCGGCGCCGGCCGTCGTCCATTCCACGCGTCCCCACACCGCGCCGTTGCGGGCTTCGAACTGCTCGACCCAACCGCGTGCGGGGGATTCGCCGCCGGCATCGGCAGCGGTATGCGTGGAGTGATTGACATCGACCGCGATGGGCTTGCGGAAGCTGGCCGCGACCGCGGCCGCATCCGATTTCCAGCGGCGTCCGTCCAGACCGACGACAAAGCCCTCGGCATTCGGAGCCGGCACCAGCTCAACCCATTCCGGCACGGCGCCTTCGCCGGTGAGCGAAAAGCACAACGCCAATACGGCCGGTGGCTGCTGGCGTGCGTTGAGAGCGATGTGGTGATGACGTTCCATTCGCGGCCAGTATCGGCGGCTGGGAACACTCAAAAGACCGTGGAAATGATTCGCCCCGCTTATGCGGGGCGATGGAGACAGCTTAGGAGCAACGGCTACAGAGCGTCAATCCGGCGTGTCGAACAACTCCTGCTGCATCGTCTCAGCCGACCGCCATCTCGGCCATGTTTCGGAATGCACGATGTTCCAGACTTGGCGCTCGGTCAGCTCAAACCGCAGTGCCAGCACCGGCAGACTGATCCCGTCACCACCATGCAGTCTGCGGATCTCGGCATTGCGATACTGCATCACGATCTTGTCGGCCTTCGGCAGCGTCATCTCTTTGCGGCCGTCGGCAAACTCGCCGTAGAACGCGTGGATCTGCTCGTGGTTCAAGATCTGGGCAAGATCGCTCAGGCCGTGCCTGCGCCTGCGCGTCACGCCATAGGGCAACCGCAGATCGGTGCCGCCCTGGTGCCGCAGCAGTTTCAGCGTCATCTCGATACCGATCACCCGCACCATGCGTTTGATGGTGGGCGGCAATAACCGCATATCGATTTCCACGACGGCATTCATTGTCCGCGCCGCCTCGCATCGATGGCCAGCGCGGCGACGATCTTGCCCAGCTCGGCATCGGAGCAAAACTCCAGCGCCTGCTTGCCGGCCAATCGCCGCCCCAGCGCCTCGGCATACGGCCACGCTCTCTGCGCCGCGCCCAGCTGGGCGGCGATCTTGCGCAGCAGCGGGCGGCTGGACAGCGTGCGCGGCGGTGTGCCGTCGATAATCGTGGCGGGTTTGAGGTGCGATTGCAGGTGCGCGATCACCGCGCGCCGCCCATGCGCGTCGAGATCGGCGGCGGACTCGACGCGACCCTGCACCCACAACACGGCGCGATAGCGCTCATCGTCGAGCTTGAGCTGGGCCTTGAGGATGTGGATACGCGCCAGCTCGCGCGCGCGCAATGGCTGTTTGGCGCCGTGAGCCATGCGCCGCTCAAACACCATCAGCGGTGCATATAGGTGATCTTGCCGTCTCGGGGGCTACGCTGATACGTACAGACGCTGCAATTTCCGTAGAGGCCGTTTTACCACCGTTTACTATTTGGCCCACGCGATCCGTATCGGACGGCTTTGCGCCGCCGCGACCTTTCAAGCGTTGCCAGGGCCGGATTGGATGCAGAGGGCAATCCAGACACGCACAATCGCGCACCCGCAACTTTGGGCCTGGATCGTCATTTCCGCCCACACATTCAAAACAGATCGACTCAACCACCGGACGCAGATTCACACCGCGTAGCTCGGCCATCCTGGTGTTGTAATCCAATCGGCACAGCGTGGGCTGACCAGGATCGTTTTTGTTTTCATCGACGCCGTAGAAATCCCGGTAATACCGCTTTAGCGTCGGCAGACGTGAGACACGCTTGATCTTGACTCCCGCTGCGCGCATCTCACGCAGACGCGCTTGCGCTTTCTCCAGCGCCGCGCTCATGCCGCGCTCCGCAGCACCGGCTCCACGCGCTCGATCTCGGTCTCGAACGGTTTGGCCACGAAGTCCTCGACATCGGTAATGACCTTGATGCCCTTGATGCCTTTCACCTGATCCGGCTCGGCGAGGATCGCGTCCTTGTCGATCTCTTGCTTTTCGCGCACGAAGGCGGTCAGACCGAAGCTGATCAGCCGCTCGATGACGGCCGGTGCACCGGTGATGCGCACCGACGGCGGCCGCTTGCGCCACAGGATTTCGCCCGTCGCCATGCGCACGGTCTTGATCTTGCCGGCGCACAAGCTGTCGCGATTGGCCTCTGCCCACAGGTGCAGATCGTGAAAGCTGCGGGTGATGTTCTGGTTGTGCGGCGCGGCCTGCGCTTCGTAGCGGGACTTGATGGCGGCGATCTCGTCATTCATCGCCGCTTCGATTCCAATGACGCGGCGCTGCGCGGTGCCGATGTTGGCCAGACACGCCTCGGCCTCGTCGCGCGTGAGATTGATGCTGGCGGCTTTGATGCGGGTGGGTTTGGGGTTGGTCATGGCGGATCCTCAGTTGCGGACGATGGCGGCGGTTTTGTTCGCTTTGAACTCGTCTTCGATCGGCATGAAGCCGGACGACTTGAGGCCGCCGGTGACTTTGAGAAAGTCCACTTCGACCTTGGCGGAATTCACCAACACTTGGGCGACCTTGGAAATGGTCTCGGCACGGTCCAGGGCCATCGGGTTTTTCTCGTCCGCCAGTCCTTCCAGGGCCGCGAACAGGTGGTTGCGCAAGTCCTCAATCTTGTTTTTCACGTTTTTGCTCCAGGGTGCGTTGCAGTTTTTTGGAAAGCCGGATCACCTGCTTGAGCGCCGGCGGATAACGATGGATGCTGTTGCGGCGCGCAAGGTCGGCGCGCGAGATCAATTCCAGGTTTTCAATCCGGCAGTCCTGCTTGTTGCCATTGCGAAAACAGACGGCGTGCGAGGGCGGGATCGGCCCGTGATGCTCGATCCACACCAGACGCTGCAGCAGTTGCCATCGCGCCTGCAGCGGCAGGTCATCGTTGACCTTGCGCAGGATGTAGCCGTCTTTGGTAATGCGTTCGGTGCCGATGGGTTGATAGCGCGACTCGGCGCGACTGCTGCGCTGTCCTTTGCGAAATTGCGTTTCGCGCATGCGTCCCCGCGCCCACCCTGGCCGACGCAGGCCCTTGTTGGCCGGCACATGGCCTTTGCGGTATCGATAGTCCGCACCGATCGCGGTGTTCGGGCGCAAGCGTCCACCAGTGACGGTCTCTAAATAAGATTGCGATTTGTGGAGGCCCATTTTGCTGGCCTTGTCGTAGATCGACTTCACGGACAAACCCAGCCGCTCGGCGATATCGGCGGACGGCGTGTCGGCATAGAGCCGCCGCAACAGCGCGTACTCAGCCAGCGTCCACTGATGTCTCACGTCGGCAATCTCAGTTGCCCGCGCAGATCCGGCAGGCTGACGCGCTGCATCGCCGCCGCCTGCGTCAGTGACGTCAATGCGCGGTCGTGCAAAAAGCGCACGGTGCGCAGCAGCTCGTCATCGGTGCGGGCGACGAAGTAGCCAGTGGTGGGATGACCGCAGAGGTGATGGCCGTCGCGACGCAGCGCCTCGATGACGTGACGCAGGGCGCGCTCGTCGGCCGGCCGGGCGTAGACGCCGGTCAGCTTGAGCACCAGGCTGCGGGCGCTGATGCCGTTGTCCTGGCCGATGTGGTCGCGCAGTGCGTCGAGCACGGCGTCTTGGGTGATCCAGTCGCTCATGCGAGGCCCTCACGGGTGAGAAAGTCGGGGATCTCCGCCGCGGTCAGCGGCGCCAACTTGATGCGCTTGCGCGAGGCGTTTTCACTGGCGACGGCGTTGTCGATGCGTTGCTGCCGGCTGATGCGCTCCGGCGCGTGCTGGCCGGCCTTGAGCCCGGCGCGCAGCTCGGCCTCGCGCTTGTCTTCGATGCTGGCCGCGGCCTTGTCGGCCAGCCCGATGACGATCTCCAGCAGATAGCCGTGGCTCTTGAGCGGCAGCGTCAGCCGCGGACGGGCGTCGGTCATCTGTTCCAGCGCCTGACGCCACATGTCGCGCGTGACGCCCAAGTACTGGCCGCGACGGTGGATAAAGCCCGACCCCATCAGCGCTTCCAGATCGGCCAACAGCCGACGCGCCCGCGGCCAGGTCAGCACGCGCTTCGACGGGCGGAACAGGCTGACGTAGGCCAGCATCGGGATCCCCATCTGCGCCGGCGCGCGTGCCAGCAACTCGGCCACGGCGCGGGCGTCGACGTCGGTGGCGAACTGCGCCATCGAGCCAACGGCGCCGCACTCCGGACAGATCAGACGCATGGCTCTTCCTTGATCCGCTGCCAGGCGTAGTCGGTGATCGGATCGTGATCGAGCTGATTGACGATGCGGGATAGCGTGCTGTGCTGCTGCTCGCTGAGTGGGATGCCGCGCCGGATCAATTCGGAGACGCGGACGAGGAAATCGATGTCTCCGGAATCTATGGCCAAAGACGGGTTGCGCAGCAACTGCGCCGCTCGATCGACGAACGCCTCGTCGGTTAACGGTGCCCGAGCGCCACTCATGGCACGGACACCGATTCGAAATGACACAGGATCCGTGTTTGCAGGCGCTCGCATTGCTGCGGCGTGGGCCGCTGAAGTTTGGCGTTGCGCAGATCGCGACGCAGGGTCTCGGGCAGCAATTGCCAGTGGTGGCCGCACATCAGTGAGCCCGCTGCGATCGTCCAGCCGCAGCCGGGGACGGGACAGGACTTGCTCATGAGCGATCCCGGTGAATTGAAAAAAGCGCCATCACCGCGACTCCACACAGAAAGCCGAGTTCGAACAACGCGAATATTTCGATGTAAGTCATCGCACCACCCTCACAGAGCGCCGGCGACGCCGGCCGATTTCATAGCTGCTGTTCAGGGGGATCGGCCGCTTGTCGCCAACGATCCGCAGCCCCGGTTTGTTGCCTTTTAATTTTTCAACGCGTCCGGTTTTGAGCAGGTGTTCCACCGCTCCCTTAAACCGGTGTCGGCTGGCGACAGACAGCCGACTGGCGATGTCATCGTTGTTCAGCGGGCCTTTGGCTTGGATCAGCTCAACGATGTCCGCTGCCAGCGTGAGTTCGCTGTTCAGCAGTTCGGCCGCGCTCATGAGGTTGCTCCGGCAAATAGATTCAGGCCGTGCGCGAACGGCGGCACGGCTTCAAAATCCTGCTGCCATCTCACATCACAGCCGGCGAAGCGCGCGATGATGATGCGATACCGTTCGCGCTGCTCGATCGTGATCTGGGTGCACTGTTGACGCAGCGACTCGCCGCCTGCGACCAAATTCAGGAGCGGTCTGCGGGAGGCGCCCAGATGGAGATCCTGCGACGCGACCTTGTAGCCCAGCGCACGGAGCTTGTGGATGGCGCCGGTGGCGCAACGCAGCCGGAACGTCAGCTCGGGCGTGAGCACGCGCAGCGGTTTTTCGGATGCTTTGATGGGGTTGATCATGGGGGTCTCCTCAGTGGGGTTCATCGTTGCTTCTCCTTGCGGATGCTGTGCTCGCAGAGCGGGCAGGCGTGATACAACTGGATGTTGGTGGGGTTGGTCGGGGTGAACGGACGCCGCTGGTGCTCGATGCAGCGCTGGCGCGGGATCTCGCCGATCACCGGACAGTCGACCATCGACGCCATCAAACCGCCCTCAACCGCCGCTTGAACGCTGATTAAATCGCCGTTGTAGGTGCCGCTGAGCACCTGGTTGACGACGGTCGGCGAATAGCCGATGCGCCGTGCCACGGTGGCTTGGGTGGCGTGGCGACAAGCGTCGCGCAGAACGTCCACCCAGCTCGCCGCGGCGCTCACGCGCTCACCGCCTTGCGCAGCGTCGCAATCTCGCACTCGGGGTCGGTCATGCCCGCGCAGGCGCGCACGCAGCGCATGGCGCGCTCGTATTCATTGCGCGTGATGACCACCGGCTTTTCGCCGGCCGTGAGGTAATGCGGCAGCAGGTTGGGATCGCGCAGCTGCTGCTTGCCGATGCGGGGCGCGTGCGGGCCGGTATCGCGGATCAGCAAATAGACCGGATGACCGCAGGGCACGCCGTATTGGCGCGGCTGCACCTGGCGCACATAGCCGTTTTGCAGCAGCGCGTAGATATAACGGCGGCTTTGAACGGCACTGACCTCGGCCGTGGCCTGCACCTCGGCGGTGGAGAAACGCCGGAGCATGCGCATGGACTGCCACATGCGGCTGCGGCCTTCCGTGGGGGCCATTGGCGTGCGCTGCACGGACCCTGTAGTGCTCATTAGCGTGGGCCTCCCGTGGGTGGTGGCTGGCCGTTGTTGTCGGGTGCGCCGCCGGTGAAGAACTGCCGCCGGCCCCACTCGCTGGCGCCGATGCTCGCCATGCCGCGCGAGCGCGCGTATTGCTCGACCCGTGCCAGACCCACGACGATCAACCGCGTGCTGCCCAGCGCCTTCCGGGTCAGCTGGGCCACCAGATCAGGCTGCACGATGACTTCGCAGAGTTCCTTGGCAATTTTGGCCGCATCTTCTTCGTCCAGCGGCTGGAAGTGCACGTCCTGCATGATGCGGCCGGTGAGCTGCTTGCGGTGGGCCAGGCGCTGATCGATGCCGCCCATGCCGATCAACACCACCGGCACCGTGGCCATGTCGTGCAGATCGCGCAGCGACTCGGTCATCCGCTTGGAGTCGACCAGGTAATCGGCCTCGTCCACAAACAGCGGCCGGCCGGACATCGTCAGGCTCTCGATGCAGTCCATCATCATCGCCGCGCAGGATCCACGCGACTCGCGGCCCAGCTCGCGCAGGATGGCGGTGAGCATCGCCGCTGGCGTCCAGGTCGCCATCGCCCGCACCACTACACCGTTGCAGTGGTTGCGATACCAGGCCACGGCGGTGCTCTTGCCGTAGCCGGTTTCACCGTGCACCAGCCCCATGCCCGGCATCCCGGCCGGGCGGCGGATCAAGGCCTCACCGGCCTCGGTCAGCCGGGCGACGTTCTTGACGGCAACCGTCTTGCTCTTCATGATTCATGCTCCTGTGGTAAACCCGTCGTCAAAACGGGCGGTGGTCTCCGATGCCGGCGCGTCAACGCCGGCATCGTCGTTTTCAAAACCTTGCTGCATCAGCCGCTGTGCGGCGTACTCCGAGCTGGTCTGGTAAATGGCCAGCCAGCGCGCCTCGGCGGCGTCGATCTTTTCCATGCCTTCCAGCGCGCAGGCGCGGGCGTAGCGGTGATCGGAGGTCTCGGATTCCTCGGCGTCGGCTTGCATTTCGGCAGCGACGTGTGCGAGGACGGCGGTGGAGACGGGACGTGCTATCGGTTGCGATGGTGTCGACGGCGATGCCAGCCGATGGCCCGCATCCAACAGCTGATGCGCCAGTGCCGGCGTCTCGACGTGCATCGGCGCATCGAGCGCGTCGATCATGGCGGCGGTGGTGATGGGCCGATGAGCTCGTGCCGCGGCCTCGTCGGCATGCGCTTGCAGGCGTTTCTGCTGACCCTTGAGCGAGCGCGCCCGGCGATCCGCCAACACATTCTCAGCCGCCCAGGGTCTCTTTTCGACCAAGAGTGCTTCGCAAACCAGGCGCCCCTTGCTGTCGCGTATCCAGACCTTGGATTCGTCGTGGATGTCGTACTCGACCACGACCTTACGTCGCTCGTATTGCGCCAGCTCAGCGGCCTTGTAAAAGCGGTTCTCGAAGCGGACTTCCCAGCTGCGCACGCTGGCTTCCCGGCGCGGACGCATGAGCACGTCCAGTGGCAGATGCAATGGGTTGGGATTGAGCTGCTCCCAGAGTTGATTGGGCGTCTGGCCGTCGAGTGACTTCTTCGCCGTGTTGTTGTAGGTCTCAATGTAGTCGCGCACCGCATCGTGGTACTGCTCGAACGTGGGGATGGAGATATCACCGCGTTTGATCCGCATGGCCAACCGCGACAGTTCGTCATCGGTGCGGCAATGCCCGCAGAACGCCGGAAACCGCTTGCCCAAACGCTCCTCGAACCAGCGGAACCACCCCTCCTGCAAGCCCTTCCCCCGCG